ATGATATCACAAAACGGATGTTCATGCCAATGAAGTCTATGTGAGAAGATCTGATAGTCTTCAGCTAATAGTTGATCTCTACGTAGATCAAACTCTTGACAGAACTCGAAGAACTTATCTAATCTTTTTTCGAGTGACCAATCTTTCATCCAAGATTCTGTAGGCTTACCATCTTTTAATACTACAGGACTTGTACCTTTATAGGTAATGTTTCTGTATTCTACATTTTCAATAAATCGAGCTAGAGTGTTTTGCATAGTTCCTTATACTGTTGTACTGTCATGTTATTTGCTTTAATGATAGTGTCATCTGATGGATGAGCAGTCATATTATTAAATGTATCTATGAGACCAAGTTTTAACATAGCTTCTTGTCTACCAAATGGATGATCTTTGATACGGCATGATGACCACACTGAATCAAAATCGAGGTGATTGTAATCTGCACCCGGTCGAACATAGTTTTCTACCCATCGTATGAAGTCACAACACACATCTTCAGCATTGTAAGGATATGCACCCGTCTCCATATAGATTCTCTCCATAACTTTATCTAAGAATTCTTCTTGCTTCATCTTAGATGTAGGTTTGGCAAGATATGATATGCACTCTACTGCATTTGTACCATAGTAAAATGGTGATGATTTATCTACATACTGAGGATACCAATCTGCAATATCTGCAACTATTGCTGCATATTGAAAGTGATATTGTCGTAGATCATTCTTAACGTTCCAATCTAACATGAATGAACCGATCTCTCTTAATGATCGTTCACCACCTGATTCTAAAAAATCTGCGAGATCTCTTGCTAATCGTGGTGCATACTCTGATAGGTAATAGTCTCCACCTCGTTTATACTTGGATTCTGTTGGTGGTTTTGGAAATGCTGGGAACTGGTAACCTACAGAAGTATAGAACGAGTACGGATAGTTATTCACCATCTCGATCATGTCTTCAATGGTCTTACAGTTATGTAACGAGAATAGTAGGGTATTATGGTACCCACTAGGTTTTGTAGAATAGTTGATCGCAGAACCACATACACGATGTAGGATGAAGATGTACAGCCATTCGGGCAGTTTAAAGTCTGCATGCTTGCCTGTCCAGTTCTTAGCTACTGTATCGCGTTGATGAGTGATCTTACCTGCTTCCATCTTTTTCCAATATGGATGCTGATCCGTCCAACCGTAAAAGCAATCATTAACTATCTGAGAAAATCCTGCATACTTACGTTCAACCACATCGTATAGTTCAACATGATGTAGTAGATCATCGTTCATGTTTGATTCTGTATGCGGTGTCATACCGTAAGGAGGATTAAGAGATACGTTACACTTTTCTTGCTGATCCTTTGCAAGATTAAAGTATCTTATATATTCATCATAGTATTGTGTTGTTTCAATCATTCAAATAATCTCTTAATTTAATTAGCATCTGTTCTTCATATTTAGGATCATTCAAGTTTCTATTGCGTGGAGATGGGTGATCTATCTTATAGTGTGGTATGTTATACTTCTTACATACTCGCTCTACAAACCCGCCTAACGCTATGATCTTCTTTCGACCATGTGTTACAATGTATAGCTTTTTATATTGCACGTCTTTTATATCATAACTGTTGATCTTATCTGGTATCACGTTGTGAAATGCAAATGCATGTACATCTACGACTTCTAACCATTTGCTTAGACGTGCAAATGTCCCATTCTTAAACGGTTTAGTTTTAGAGGAGGGACATTGGCCTAAGATCAATATATCATTGGAAGTCTTATGACCTTCAATGAAGTCTGGAACTGATTTCATAATATAATTATATCCCGTATGGGATTAAAAGTACAATTATTGCGCTTTAAATGCTGCGTCGTTTGCACCAGCAATAACGATACCAGAACCAAAGATCCTGTTATATTCGTCCGCTAAATCTTGTTTTGGATAACCATTTGCAGCAATCGCTGTGTGGTTTAATGATATTGTACCGTCAGCATAAGGCATGAATGGTGCAAAGCCAACTGACATTGCTCCTTCTTTTGCTTGTCTATAGATTAATAAGACTGCGTCTTTAATAACCATAGCACCTTCGCCTGATGAGATCTGAGTACACATGATCTCTTCGCTGCTTGTTAATTTGATTAATAATAGTTTAGTGTCCGCCATATTCATCCTTTAATAATGTAAATTCAATAAAATCTGCTGCTTGCTCTAAATTACCAAAATGTTTCACAAAAAATTTATCAATGTCCATAAGATGATTACCTACGACTACGACACTCATGTTTTTAAGTACTGAAACCTTCAGTTGATAGTTTCCTCTCCGTAAAAACGGATAAGATACTAAATCTTTTGTCAATTTATCCTTCATCATATATTTATGAGAGGGGAGATTGCTCTCCCCACCCTTTTAACTATCGTCTTCTACTAATAACTCTTTTTGTTTAGTTACTAATGTCAAATCATCTATGATCTCAATGTTACGAGGTTTCTTAGAGTCTGGAATGACATTCTCAAGAGCAATACGTAAGACACCATTTTGAAACTCAGCTGATCCAACGACTTCTACGGTATCAGCAAGCTTGATGGATTTAACGAATGATCTTGTACCAATACCCTTATGTAGATATTGTACTTCAGCATCATCAGGATTCTTTTGTCCTTTGATCTCAAGTAGTCCATCTTTAAGGGTGATAGTTACCTCTTGTTTATTAAAGCCGGCGATAGCTAATTCTACGATGTAGTTGTAATCGTCTACTTTAATAATGTTGTGAGGTGGGAATGTTGATGTTGGTGTTTGAGCATGCATTAAAGCGTCTAGCTCATTGATGATGTTGTCAAAACCAACTGATGATGGCCAAATAGGGCCAAATGAAACGTTTGTTGTTCGCATATAGTTTCTCCTTAATTAAGCGAGTTTAACAAAATCCTGCCCCCGAAGGCTGCAGGCTAGATAGTGACCTATCTAATCTTATTTATAATACTTTAGCGTCATCAATCATGTCTTGAAGAGCTTGATTGATTGGCTTATAGCCGTAATAATGAAGCTTCTCAGCTTTACGGTCTAGAAAGTCTCTGCGTTTTTCGATGTCTCTTGCTCTATAAGCTGCTTCAAGGATCATTGTATAACGACTGCCTTCTCTAGTCTTTTCATGAGCTGCAAGTACTGCTGCAATATCTACTCTTGGTAATTCAGCCTTCTTTTTGATTTGTTGCACACCATGCTCCTCCATAATAACGTTCAAGTTTACCTTCATGATTAAGTCTTTGATCTCCATCTCGTGGAGTGTCTAACTTAACTGACCAATCGATGCCATCAAACCCTTTATCAAATGCCTTTGAGCTTGACTTAGATAAGATACTGTCTCCAGTAATATCATTCTTTGCTGCCATTATTTTGGTAACTTATCTTTTTTTGGACGGCCTTTCGACTCTTTTTTCTTATCACGATTACCCATAATCTTCTCCTAATATAATTTTTTTGGTGGTTGTGTTGATGCTACTTTTTTGAGCCAACGCTTTTTAGCTTGACTCTTAGCTTTTTTACGAGCAGTGCATGGCTTTTCATATTCCATACGTTCTCTTAATTCGATTAATAATCCAGAATCTTCTACTTTGTTTCTGAACTTACGGAAAGCTTTTTCGAATTGACCTTCTTGCACGTCTACGAATAGACCTTTCTTAGAGTCAGTCTGCTTTGGTTTAAACTTTTTGTTATATTCAGCCATTAGTAGCAGGTTCTCGTTCTAGTTACATTGCCATATTGATCGGCTGTTTCAGTCCACGCTGAGCAACTTTGATATTGCACTTGTGGCTGTGGTTGTTGATAGATGATACGTGGATGATTATAACGTCTGCTTTGATTATAGTCATAATTTTCATAGCTACTATAGCCATTATAGCCATAACCATATCTATTATAGTTCATGTTATCTTGAACGCGACCACCTACGATAGCACCGACGCTAGCACCAATTGCTGTAGTAACCACTTTACCTGATCCACCACCAACTTGATTGCCAATAATACCACCCGCCACACCGCCAATAATTTGACCCATGTAGTTGTCATAAGCCATAGCTGTGCTAGATCCTACCAATAATACTACTGCTATAAATTTTTTCATTTTACTTCTCCTATTCATAAACCATTGTACCACAAATATGAATTAATGTACATAGGCCCCTAACAATAAAAAAGGGACCCTGGGGCCCCTTTAAATGTACCTGAATAATTACTTATTCATTACGTACATTGTAACTTCGAAACCGAAGCGCATTTCAGTAGCAGCTGGTTTTGTCCACATAGTAGTTCTCCTTTGTTTATAAAATATTGCGTTTATAAACTCATGTCAGTAGAGATATCATTAAAGATAAAAGTCTACCTTGAGGCCTATACAACTTGTACAGTTTTTCAACTATACAAATACATTATACCATGCTTTCAATTTAATGTACATAATTACTTATGCAATACTTCTTAAAAAGGGCTAGTTAAAAGTATTAAAAAGTAATAGTCTGGTGTTTATTCTGCAGCTGGTGTTTCTGTTGGTGTTTCTGCCGGTGTTTCTGTTGATTCTTTTGTTGCAGTTTGTTCAGCTAATTGAGCTAAACCTTGTGATTTAACCTTAGCGATAAGATTTACCACTTCTTCGAACGGGTGTTTACTTAAAGATTTTAAGATTACGTTTACTTCTTCAAGTTCTAATTCTAAATTTAAAGCCATCATCTACTCCTTAATTATATTACGTTTAATCCCACCAATATTATATTTTGGCACTAATTCCCATTCAGATTTTTCTTTATAAGAAACTACCTTAATCTGAGATAGAGAAGCTTTAGGTTCTGCCTTTGACTTATCAAGGATCTTTAGAAGGCCCCAATCTTGAAGGAGTTCCGCAATAACATTGCGTCGCTCGATGTCAGACATAGAGATATCAGATTCCTTGCCATCAAGGGCAAACAATTCTTTAAAGTGCACTATAAAGTACTTACCTTGTTTGTGTAAAATATGACATGACTGGAATAGCTTCTTATCTTTTCTTGAAGCGATGCCGATGCGGGTTAGAGTTTCTCTGACTTTTAGGAAATTATCTGGTTCAATCAAGTCAACTTCTAACATTGCATCAGGTGTCCAATCATAGTACACCATTGCTATAGACATTATAAAATCACTTTCTTTATTAATTCATTATATATTTATAAGACTATTAGTTTCTACCGCCCTTTTCATAGGCCTCTTGGAGTTCTATAAGCTGCTTTGGGGATAGGATATTTAGGACTTCATGCGCGCGCTTTTCAGAGTACTTGTAATGCTTCATGACCAGTTTAAGTTGCTCAGTGGTTGCATCCCTTTTATGCCACTTAGAAAACCTCTTCTTTTTAGAGATTGAGTTCTTAAGGAATTCAAACTGCCACTGGGTAGGGATCTGGGCATGCATGTTCATCTCATTGGCA